CAATACAGGTAAGATATAAACAGTGATACTAGGTATTTTACAATCCTGGAATACTAAACAATCAGTATCTCTAACTATTAAGGAGAAAAATACTAATTGTGCCAATACCTTTTGAATATTAAAACGTTTAAGGATACTGATAAGCATAGATGCTACGCCAATACTAGCAATTATTTTACCTTCAATTGACCTAATTAAGTTCATTTAATATAATCAAATAAAATAATCACTGGAAAATTGATTTTTACTTAAAAACACAGTAGAATAATAGAATATACCTAACATTCAATAAGAATCTAATATTAAAATCTAATGAACCAACAAAAAATAACCAGTTTTTTCAGTATGGACAAGTCAAAAAGTATAGCAAAACCTGCGAAGAAAATAGAAGAACCATTTTGGGAACCACTATTTTACAATCGCAAAAGAGCATATGATATTATTAAGAATTTAACAGTAATTAAGAAGGAATGTGAGGAATCATATAGGGAAAAGGGTATTAGATGTCCAAGGGATAAAATAGAGCGTGTATTCAATGTTCTAGAAGACCATGAAGCTATACGGATTATGTCACTATTTGAAAGAAAAATTCCAGTTTCAAGGAAATACTACAAGCGTTTAGCAAATGAAATGCATTTGATTATAGAAAAGAACTTTGTGGAGGTTTTCATCCAAGTAAAAGAAATATTATCAATGACCACTGATTTTCCACATATTATTCGTGGTTCGGCAGGATGTTCCTTGGTGTGTTACCTAATGAGAATTACACATATGGACCCAGTATTATTAAATATCAATCTAACTCGTTTTATGCACGAATGCCGAGAAGACCTCCCAGATATTGATATTGATTTTCCAGCTCACCGTCGTAATGAAATTTATGAACGTATTTTTAAACGATACAAAAACCGTGTTGCTAGAATATCTAATCACGTTATGTATAAACATAAATCATCGGTTAAAGAGGCCATTCGCCAAGAGGGATATAATAAATTCCTTTCAAAAGACTTCCAGTTGGAAGATATATTCAGTTCTAATAAAACAATAGACCGAGTATTGGACCGAGCCAATAAACTTCAGGGAACCCAGAGGTGTTATTCACTTCATTGTGGAGGAATTGTCATTTTTGAGGACAAAATTCCAGATGAATATTTCCTCAAAGAATATTCTATTTTTAAGGGAAAGGAAGCAACTAGAAATACGGTAAAAGGCGCTCAGATACATTTAAATAAAGATGAAGTGGATGACAAAATGCTTATTAAAATCGATGTATTGTCTAACAATGGATTGTCACAATGTATTACGATAAACCCAGAACTCGAAATAGACAGTTTCACCTTTGATGACCCTAAGGTGTATGAAGCACTTTCAAATGGAGATAATCTTGGTATTACATACGCTGAATCACGTGGAATGAATAAGATATTTACCCTATTGAAACCGAATAAATTGGAAGATATCGCAGTTACGTTAGCTCTAATTCGTCCAGCTGCCGCAAAGAATGGACAAAAATTTAACTTTCTAAAGAATTTCCACGCAGCGAACTCATGCGACCAACGCGATTATATTATTTACGACGATGATGCTATCGATTTTATCGCGAAAACTTTGAAAATAACACACTCCGAGGCAGATATGTATAGAAAAGCATTTTCCAAGAATAAGTATTACCTCAAACGAGAATTCCAAGGTAGAATTAAGAAGGCCAGACCACAATGGTCAGCAGAGAAACACGACTTAATATTCTCCCAGTTAGAGTGTCTTCAGGAATATTCATTCTGTAAATCCCACGCTTTCAGTTATGCTATGCTAGTGTATATTCTTGCCTATTATAAAATATACAAACCAGTTGAATTCTGGAAGGCAACTTTGGAACATTGTAACACCAGTTACCGCCAATGGACACATTACCGCGCAGCTAAAATGGCAGGAGCACCAATAAAACCATACTTAAAAAAGGCAGTGCCATTCCCAGGTAATCCAGTTAGTGAATACTTCTCAAATGGTTTCTGGACTTCCATGAATTATCTTCCAGGAATGTATTTCAGACTGGAACCACACCCAGACCGCGATAAAGTCTCTAAAACTGGTAAAAAGGGACCACAAAAGAGGGCATTTTTCCGTGGTATAATTGCGACTAGTAAGATTTATCTTCCAGACAATAAAATCCGTGAACGTGAAAACGACACAACTAAGAGGAAAAGTCCATTCATTACTTTCATCACACTGGGAATCAGTGACACTCAATGGATTGATGTAGTTGCCTGGGGAGCCAGAAAATTGGCGAAAGTCCATTGCTTTGAAGGATTTGGTGTATGGGAAGACGGCTCATGGGTTCGTGTTGAGAATATGAGTATTAGCGGTATCACTTAAAATTGACTTTTCAAAGTCGGTTAATTCATTTACATAAGTATAACAATGGAGAACCAGCAGAATAACGTCGCATACAATAGACTTCTTAACTATGTTAATGGAAATGTATTTCAATTCAACTTAGAAGAACAACCAAATATAGAAGAGTTTCAAGAAATTATTGGCGAACAAGTAACACTAGTAGGCGAATGTCTCCTCAATATTCCTGAAAATTTCCCAATTAGAGGAAATAGAGTTCGTGAATATTACAACTATACGAATAACTATAAGGGTAAGAAAATAGAGTATGTCGGGAGGCATGAATGGTGGAACCAAAATGATAATGAGTGGCTATATTGTCTAGTGTACAATGGTCATATTGTGAAGATTGGAATGACAATTACATCTCTTAAAGAAAGATATGGGTCTTATTCATGTGGCACTACCAGAGCTATGGAAAGAGGGTCTTGTTCTACTACAAACTATATTATTAGTGAGTGTAATTTCGCTGCTTTGAATAATGGAATGAATGTATCAATCTATGGAATTAGATGCCCTACAGAACTACGAGAAATTACTCGGTTTGGTTCAACTAGAGTATGCAGTTTCTCAGTTATAAGAGACCTAGAAACTATGCTAACTAATAAGTTTGTTGAATCATACGGTCATTTGCCAGTATTGTGTGTGCAACACGGAAATTAGTAGTTTTCAATTAATTCGCGTTCTTCACTTGTTATATTGAAACTTCCATAAATATCGTCGAAATTACCAGGGATAGGCATTCTTTGCAAAATTCTAATACAATTAAAATTACCCCACCTACATAGATTATTAATAAATGTATACAATGGATGTTGTAATGTATTTTTATATTTATTCGCAATTTCTAAATTAGGAACTCTAATGAAAGCAATTGATTGTGTCATACCACAGTTATCTACAAAAATATTCCAAGCACCAGTTGTGCTAATAAATACTTTGTAACCATCCTGAAATTTATGTGGTCTCGAAGAATATACAGTTTGTTTATCTGTGTGTATAAGTCTATATTTATGAGACTCTGTTTCTGTATTGCTAATTAAATCTCTTTTTGTGTATTTATGTAAATCACTAGTAGTTTCAATACCAAATTTAGGAGTTCTACTGAGAACCTTATCTAATATAGATTGGATGTGATTATTATAGCAAAGTGGTATGAAATCTCTATCCTGTGATTTTACTAGACTATTGTATAGTTTTTTATTCGACATACAATTAACTATGAAGTCTTTGTAATAAGGTGTTTTTTCCAAAATGAAATATGTAAAACTTGAACCAACCTTTGGAAAGTATTTTTTTGATGAACCTATGTCCAAGTAATGAAACTGATACTTTGTTAATTCACTTATTATTGTATTCCGGTCAGCCAATGACATCCAATTATTAGGAACTATATATACAATATAACCACCATCTTTACATAACCGTAAGCTCTTTTCTATGAAATCTCTCACCAATGTATGATTTTTAGATGCTCTTTTATAGGTAGTATTTCCATCAGTATCTATAGATTCTATAAATTTAGCATAAGGAGGATTTGCTATCTGTAAATGATATTTTTTATCTTCTGGATATTTAAGAAAATCTACTTTGGTTATATTTAATTTGTTTTCATTCCCATTGAAAATTTTATTAAGTAACCCCACTCTTACCTCATTAATTTCATTAAAGGTAATTACACTTTCAAGTATTTTTTTTGAAGGAACCCCAAATTTTCGTGTTAAAATATCATGAATCACTATTTCAAAATTACCATAACCGCAACAGGGGTCTAATATACTCAAATCTGTATTGCTCCATAACGATTCAGGTATATGTGAAATAATTTCTTCACAGCAATCTAATGGTGTAGGTTCATCATTGCTGGTTTTGAAGAGTTTCTTGTTTTTGTTTAATTCTTCATCTACGAAGTTTTTGAGGTCATTATATGGACTTTTTATAGAAAACATTTTTACGATACATTATGTTTATATTTATAAATCAATTTTTTGTCATAATATTCATCTGATAATTTAAAACGTTAATGTTACCTTATTTTTATATTAACTACTAATATAATTATGGCATTCCAAAAGTTCTATAATTTTCTTGGTCCAAAAATGGGACAATTCGGGAAATTTACACTACCTCTTACATTTGGGAGGTATCCTACACGTTTAGTGACAGCTAATACACGTAATACAGGTTTTGCCACGGTATTTGATGTAAGTCATATGGGAATATTTGAAACTAGAGACAAAGACAACCTCGAAGAACTAGTGAATGTCAATCTAAATAAATTAAGAAAGAACAGAAGCAGATTATCTGTAATACTAGATAAATCTAATGGAAGGTTATTAGATGATCTGATTGTAGGTAATGTAAATGATGACAAGTATCGTTTAGTAGTAAATGCGAATAATCGCGGAGCATTTAAAAATCATAAGTTTCTTAAAGAAGCCGATAAGAAAATATTGGCTGTTCAAGGGCACGGAGCTAGTCGCTTAGTAGAACAAGTATTAAGGACAGACTTGAGAGACACATATTTTATGGACAACAAAACACTAGATAATGGAATAGAAATATGTAGATGTGGTTACACTGGTGAAGATGGATTTGAATTATATATTCCTAGTGAAATTTCAGACACTATAACTGATAAAATATACAAATTATCACGTGACAGTGAAAAAATAATGTTTGGAGGTTTAATTGAACGAGATATATTGCGTATGGAAGCATCTCTATGGTTATCTGGCACTGATTTCAATCCTGAAATTTTTATTCCTTTTTATGCCTTAGGTTCAAAATGGTTAGTTTCACCTGAATATCGAAAAAATCTTAATTTATCGTCTCCAATTAGGTTTTCGCGTTTTGTTTCAAATCGACCAATGAAACCAGGATTAATATTTAACGAACCCGGAGAAAGTGTGGGTTTTATTACTTCATCAACTAAGTCATTTACATTGAATAAATTTATATCTCTTGGATACTCAAACCCTAGTTTAAACTTGGAAAAGTTATATACTCTGGCGAGTCGTAATCGAGAAAAATACAAAGTGCCTATTGAATTATCCAGAGAGCATTTTATTGAACCAAGATATTATCGTCCTAAGACTACATAGTCGCCACGGAATTCTTTGACACGCATAGTTCCGTGATATTCTACCTTATTTAATTCAAGATTTCTTGTGAATACATGAATATCTAGTCCCACCTTTCGTGTTTCGCGGAATGCCGAGCGAATTTTATTATTTTTTAGAAAGTAATAAAAACTACCAGACTTTGTAAAGCGGTCAGGTTTGCTATGTGAATTACTGTATATTCTTACTACTATTCCTTTTTTTATTATAGTTCCTGTTCTGTAACTGCCAGGAAAATTAAATTCCGCGTGTGCCTCTTTTATTCCAGTATAGTATTTCATTTAATATATAGACTTAAAAAAAATGGTATTAATTAATTAACTAATATGACTGAATCTAAATTTATTGAATACATTTGGTTGGGAGGTAAAGGAGAACTTCGTTCAAAGATTAGAGTATTTGAAGGTAATGTGACAATACCAAGTCCTCATGTTTATACTGAAAATCAATTCCCAGAGACACTTAACTGGAATTATGATGGTTCCAGCTGTTATCAGGCAGAAGGAGAAGACTCGGAAATTACTTTGAAGCCTAAGGCTTGCTATAAAAATCCCTGGGGAGGTCCAAATAATTATCTATTTATTTGTGATACCTATCGTCCAGATGGCACCCCTACCGAGAGTAATACTAGAAATGCCGCCACCAAGGTATTTTCAAAGAACGCTGTGTCACTAAAACCTAGGTTTGGTATAGAACATGAATTCTTTGTTATTGATAATTCAACTGGATATCCTCTTGGTTATTCTCCCGAAGGCACTGAAGCACAGGGAAAATACTATTGTGGTGTAGGCGCTGGTCGCGCAATTGGTCGAGATTTTTTAAGTAAGGGTCTTCATCTTGCCAATAAAGCAGGAGTAAAAGTAACTGGTTCAAATTTTGAAGTAGCACCAGGACAGATGGAGATTCAGGTGTGTAATTATGGTATTCGTGCTGGAGATGATTCAATGGCACTCAAATACATTCTTGCCAGATTAGGTGAAGAATACAACTATTCAATTGATTATTCAGCAAAACCATTGAAAGGAGACTGGAATGGTAGTGGTTGTCACATCAACTTTTCCACATCACTGATGATGGACCAAGAAAGAGGACGCGCTTGTATTGACGAATTCATCGAAAAACTTGCGTCCAGACATCATGAACACATTGCTGTTTATGGAAGCGACAACGGCGAACGTCTTACAGGAAAACACGAAACAAGTGATATGGATACATTCTCTTATGGAGTGGCAGACCGCACTGCTAGTATCCGTATCCCTAGAGATACCGATAAATTTGGATACGGTTACATTGAAGACCGCCGTCCAAGTGGTTCAGTAGATATTTACACAGCTACAAGTCGAATTTTTCAGACATATTTAGACCCAGTAAATCTAATAATCTAATTTTTCTATTATTTTTTATTGCGTTATATTAGAATTAATGTCTAGTATATCTAAATCTACACTAAAGTTTTTTAAAGAAAATATTACCAGTGAAAACTCGAAATTCATTCCAGTATTCCGCGATATAAGAGAAATAATTAGAGAATTCCGTGATTGGTTCCCAATTATTTTTGAAGAAAACCCTAAAATAGAGTCACCCAGTGACGCAGAATTGTTAGATATAGTTAAAAAAACATTAAAGGAATTCCCACATGATAAAATACTAGCATTCTTTAATAAATTTCCTATAAAAGAGACGCATAAAAGATGGAATACCGAGGTATGCCCAAAACCAGAGGATAGATATCCCAATAAGGGTTATCCACAGTGCTTAACATATACTTTTGAAGTTAAAGGAGAACAATTAAAAAAGGAATTATTTTATAATGGTTGTGGGTATAATACACTCGCTTTCCTTGGAATGATTACACCAAAACAAGCATTAGCAGAAATAGAGAATAAAGCAATGTCAAGGTATCGTAAAAATCCGAAAGACCACGATTCATACACTCTTACAAAAGAAATAATAGGTCACGTGCGTAATAAAATACAAAGTCGCAGAAAATTAACTTTCGCAGACCTATTAATAAACCGTGACAAGGAAGAAAAGCGACCATCAAAACACGTAGGAGCATGGAGTAGTCTAACGGCACTTATTATCTTAGATAAAACACTCGAACAGGCTAGTAAAGCAAATGAAAACCGAGAAGTATCAGTCATAGTCTACGAAAGATTTTATAAAGATTTTGCTGGTCACACAGTAGTATTTAATTATAGTGCCTCAACACTCTGGATGTATGACCCACAAATGATAAAGGGAAACCGTGAAGTATTAAGTGGTAATGGCGTTAAAGCATTCAATTATAGAGCATTTGGCGGACTTGTTCTTATTGTGCCAGATAAATCTAGGAAGAGCAAGAAACCTCGTGTAAAAAACACCAGAAAATATAAAATAACTAAGAAAAAGTAAGATTAAAATTGATTTATTTGCATTACACCATTCCTAAATAAAAAAAGAATGAATAAAGAGACACCAAGTATTCTGGGAATTATTGGAACAATGGTATTCGGGATTTTGTTCATAGCTTTTACTTTAGAAGGTATTGATAGTCTTACAGCATCAAAACATATGTGTTACCTTGAAAATGTAACCTACCCGACTTATTATCCAGCAACTTCGCAGGAAATAGAATCTTCAGGTAATTTTATAGATTGTCGTTGTGGAAAAACATGTTTAAATAATCTAGGTTCTTGTGTTCGATTGATGACTAATACTTCATCAAAATTAATAAATAATAAACTAGGAGACACTAATGAATGCACTTTTACAGGTGATATTTGTCCAAATGAAAAAACAGGAACTAAGGCTGAAAATGCCCTTTATGAAGCATACACCTTAGCTGAACCTTATATTAAGCTCTTGAATTCCAGCGAATCAGTAGAGTGCTGGGAAAGTAATGGAGAATTTTACTTAAATAATGATAAGACTGAATATATAGTAAAAATGTCTGTAACTGGAGGCTTAATGCTAGCTAGTGTAATTCTAATTATTTATAAAAAATAGTTTAATTAATATATTTTTCTATTCTTCAACTGAATTCATTACTGGATACATAAATGCCAACCGATTACGAATCTTAGTGTCGCTTAGTATAGTATTTTTCTTTATGAATTGAAAGATTGTATCGCGCTGATTTCCAAAT